CCAAGTGCTATCTTTTAGTGATAGTCCTCTAAACTTTATTGCCCTCATTGCTCCAATAGTTTACGAAGATAATCATTTGCAAACGCTAACCGTTCGCGGAGTTGTTCTTGCATCTCAAGGTCTTGCTCAACTCGTATCTCAATCAGTTTGAAGCGTTCATCTTTAATGCGTGGGTCGAATCAAATAAACCGACAGGCTAAGGCTCCAGTTGCTAGCATTTGCCCTTGCATCTGCCACATATACTTCGGGTCGATGTAACCCTCGAAAGCGGTCTTGAGATGGTTCGCGGTGTTGTACGGGCACTTGATTTCTATCAGTTCGCCATCTACCATGCCATCAGGACTTCCCCCTGAGTATTCGTTTATCTCAACGAACGGCATTTCCTCAATGGTTACGCATCTGAGTTCTGAGTAGTAAGCCTTGCATATCGGCTCGTATTCGTTACCCCAGTCTAACGCAGCCCCAAAGATTTCCTTGCGTTCACCCGTTAGAATTTCCGCAGCCTTCTCATAGATGTATGAAATAGCTGTCTGTCCAAGCACTTCGTCTTTCTTTCGCCCGTTGGTCATAAGGTCGCCAAAGCGGGAAGCTGTGAACTTCCCTAACCTTTGTGCATACCATTCTTCCGAGCGTTGCTCTGAGCTGCTTATTGCTTCGTACATCATCTCTTCCATCTTACGCTCGTTTAAAGTCATCAGATTCATCCTCGCCGAAAACGCCAACTTCGTAAAGTCCTGAAAGTTTCAGAACCACCCTTGATAGTGCGCGTTTCTCAGCCATTGCAACTGGGTACTTTTGCCGCGTGTTGTCAGGCGCAGACTCTCCGAATGTTTCCATCATTACAGGCAAACCATCAGGTCGTGCCATCTCGCCAGTAGCTTTGATAACTACGTGCTTCAGGTCATCGGATAAGCTGACCACATCGTAGGTAACTCGGATGCCCTTGTGCGCTTGGATGCGCTCGATACCTTGTCTGGTTATAATAACGAACCCTTGCGGTGATTTAAAGAAGTGGTCTTTCGTTAGACCGTTCTCTTTTGCGAGGTGTTGCAACCTCTCTTTCTGTGTTTCATTCATTGTTCTGATTTTTATTAAAGTTACGAATTAAGTGTTTGAATATCAACCGAATTATGCTCTTCGTCATATATTCGAATGAAGGTGTACTTGCCTGACTTGATTGGTTCAGCTTGGGCAAACTTGACCAGCTTCCAAAATATCCACGAATCAACGTGCGTGGTTCCCGCGTCAACTGGAGCGGTGCGTAGGTCGGTAATTGCCTTTCGAGCAACCAACCGAATGAAGGCTGGTATCTGCTCGTTGGACATTGTAAGTTCGAATTGTAAATGGTTCATAGCTGCTCGTTCATCCAGTTTAAAATTACTTCTGCATCTTCCTCTTCGAAGTCGTGATCAGCATCAAATAGAGTTGCCAATGTATCTTGGCTAACCGCTTCCGCCATCAAGTGGTTATCGGGTTTGGTTTGGATGTAAGCACAAACGCTACCATCTCTATACGCTCCGATGAAAAGAGACCCTTCCGAAACTGAACAGCAATCAATGCCTTGTTCGATTACTTCCAACTTTTCATCGTTGTATAACTTGTTCCAAGCTCTTACTACTTCTACATTGTTCATTTTGTTTTGTTTTTAGTGGTTTAACCGTTAATGATGCACCAAATATAAAACAATTGTTTTGAATATTCACAATAGTTAGGGCAAAAAAAGTGAAAATATTTTTCGTTTGACCTCAATTCTGCTTGAAATGGGCGTTCATTATAGCCTCTTGGTTCATCTCTATCTCCTTGTACATCTCTTCTGCGTTGACCGCAGCATCGAAGATAACGTCTTGCGTGTCGATAATTGCCCGTACAGCGTAAAGAAGATAGACCAACACCCCCATAACGAAAAGAACAAGAAACAGAATAGCGGTCAAAAGAAAGGTTATCATCTTATTTTTCCGTTTATGATGCGGAGGTTGTCTACCTCGAAGTCTCCACCCTCTGAAATCTGCACAAAAGCGAAGCCATGATTCCACTTGTTGATGGGCATATACATCGGGTTCATTTCGCAAAGACACCCAGTTGACCATGTGGTTACAATCTTGCCTTCTAAGTTGTTCTCGGTGTGCTCACTTGTTTGGTGGTTGTGCCCACAGATAACGGACGCTTTGGCTCTCATGTAATACCCTCTCGCTGGGTTGACCGGGCTAAACACCGACCGCCCGAACTCATGTCCGTGTAAGATGTTCAGCTTGCCAGCTTTGATAATTCGCTTGTCTTGAATAAGTGTAACCCCGTACTCTCCGAACTTCAGCAAAGTGTCAAGTGTGAACTCTGAAGTACCAAGTAACTCAGGTGCTTTGGTTCTTAAGTAAGCCTCGTATCGTTCCTCGTGGTTGCCCAATTTGAAATAGATAGGACAGTCAAGCTCACGTTTCAAAATACCAAGCAGTTGCCTACAGGCTTCAAGTTCAGCCGCGAAGCCTCGTTTTCGTGGGTCTTTTTCGTATCGGCTCAAAGCGTAACAGTCCAACGTGTCTCCGTTCAAAACTACAGCGTTGACATTCTTCTCTTTGCCGTATTCGATAGCTTTCGTGAGTGCTTGGATATTGTGGTAAGGGACATGAATGTCTGACAGTAAAAGGATGCGATTGTTGCCTTCAGGAAGAACGAACGGCTCCCACTCTTCCTCATCTGATTCAGGTAGCCCGAACGGGTTAGCAACTCCCAATGCTTTTGCGTGTTGCGCCTTCTCTGTTAATAGGTCAGAACCCTCACGTACCTTCCTGTTCTTTGTCCCGTGTTGACCTCTGTAATAACGTATCAAATCACGAACACCTTGCACATCTTTAAACACCTCCACGTTGTCTTTATAGATCAAACGTGCAAGCGTTAAACTCGGAAGCGTTCCCCACTCAGGATGTTCCAAATACTCTTTTACGATTTCACCTTTCATCTGTGTTGTGCCATTATTCGTTCGCGGTAAAACTTCGGGTCGATTTCCCTTATCTGTTTAGCCAGTTCCATCCATTTACGTTTAGCTTCTTCTCGCTCTTCGGCTGTGGAATCTGTCCCTAAGTTAGCTTGGATTGTTGCGTTCTGCTGGAGTAGTTCATCTATCTGTTCTCGAACTTCAGCGTCTTGGTAATAGTAGTAATTCATCTACTGATTATGTTTCGACCAATGCCAACACCTACATAGTGCTGACCATTATAGCCGTAGTTTGCGCTAAGGTAGGTTTTTTTTATAGACCCATGCAAACCGACCCCGAACATTGGGGCATACTGACTTTCAAAATCAGAAATCAACCCCACGTTACCATGTACTCCAAGTGCAAATTTTGCACCTACCACTTTAGGCGTGTAATCAATGCGAAGATTTTCTGTGATGTTCTGATAGTTCTGCCACCTTACCCGGACATCATTGACCGTAGTGTCATAACAGTTGACCTCAGTTAGCCATGCTTCGACTATCTTAACCGTGTCTACCTTTAACAATGTGTCTAAACGAGTAACTATCTTTTCTGAATAGATGGTATCGTGTCGCGTTACTATTTGCTTAGAAACAAAACGAACGGTGTCTGTTCGCCAACGGTCAACATATTTCGTTGTGTGGATTGGTTTCTCAATGGTAATAACATCAGGTTCACCTCCGCAACCTTGCCAAGCCACAATAACGCCCAGCAAGAAAGCCAAAATGTAGGGCGTGTAGACCTTTGCTAAATGTATTGCGATGTCCCTTCCCAAAGTTCGATTTCTGCTTCTCTTCTACGAACCAATCCTTTCAGAACCTTGCCGCCTCCTTTGTTCCATCTGCGGAATTGTTCGGGTATTCTTGGAAAGTCAGGATTTGAATTTAACCAAGCCAGCAGAGTTGAGTTTGAAAAGTTGCCGATGCCTACGTTGTAAGTGAAGGAGATTAAAGCGGCTAACTTATGCGCTGGAAGTTTGACCTCAACTACGTTCTTTACTTGCTTCTCTACGGTTTTAATTGTATCGAGTAGCATCTTCTCAGCTTCCTTCTTGTCGATTTCGGGGTCGTCCATTGTAACGCGCTCTCCGTTCAGGTACATGGTATTACCGTAACCGATTGTCGGAATGTTTGCAGGGCACAGATAAGGCTTTGAAGAGTAACCCTCAAAATCCTTTATTACCTCTGCGGCTAACTTTGCCGCGCTTGGTCTTTTTGTCTTCGCAGTTTGTTCCATCTTTGCAGTCACATTCTTTTGGTGCAATAGCGCACCACTTTACATCTTGCAACGGTTTTCTTTGAGTTCTGAGCGCATTTCAGTCAACGCCTTCGTGTTCTCCGATATTACGTCGCTGAACTTGTCAACGTGTTGGTTGTTAGCATCTTGCCATTCCTTCCTTTCCTCACGGTGAATGTCGGTCAGCTTGTTCAAGTAGTAAACCAACACCGCAAGAAAGATTCCAGCTATTCCGTAGTTGGCAAGTGATTCAATGATTGCGTCCATTTTTATGGCTCTTCAGTTTCCAACGATTCCAACCAATCAAGATATTCCTGTGGCGGATTATCATGCCAATTCCACCCATCGACAGGATACTGCCAATCTTCATGATTGGCTTCATTCATTTCGGTGTTATCTGGAAGAATTACTTTCAACCCTCTAACCCATCCGTGTACTCCGTGATCTTTGTAATACATTAGTCTACTACTGTCCAGTTTTTGTTTGTCGCTATTGTCGTATCCCATGCACCGCTTGCGGGATTTCCACTTGTTGTCAAAGTCTGACCCGTTCCATCTCCTAAGTTGTTCGCGTACTCTTCCATCGCGTCAACATCAAGTAAATTATTGGCTACTGAATGCGTTACCGTTGCACCTGTTGCTAAAATTCTCGCAACGCTGCCATTGGTTGTTTCAATCCAAAAAGATAGATTGGTAGCGTTACTTAAATCAATAGCTGGGATAATTTTAATACCATCAGAACGGTATACGCTTTGATAATTTGTTACAGTTCCACCAACAGCTGGCGGGTTTTGAATGCCTGAATTAAACAGAAAAGCAAAATAATTAGATGCCTGCGGTGGTGATGTCCAACTGATAGACTTCAAAGCATAAGTTTCAGCAAAAGCATACGTTTGCGATGAAACATTTGCCAATGATGTAAATGTTATGCTTTCTAAACTTTCAGCATTCCGCGCAAAATTATTTAGGTTGCTGAAGTTAACACCATCTATTTGAGACACTTCTATAAGGTTGACGCAATTCTGAAAAACAGAAGTTCCTGTGGTGGATGTTGAAAAATCCCAGTTTGAAAGTTTCTTTAATCCAGTCATATTTTGGAATAAGAAACCCTGATCTACAATGTTGTTTGAACCTTGAAAATCTATGATTTCCAAAAGGTCAGCTTCAACGGATGTGCTTCTAAATGTTGGCCTTGTAGACATGGAAGATGCCGCCCATTTAGCGTGTAGCCACGGATGTGTTGAGTTACTGCTTACATCGCTGTGCTGTTTCGCTAAATTGAATGTCGTAATGTTTCCACCACTTGTTGTTATTTTAACAACGCCTGTTTTATAACCTCGCGTTGTCAATGAACCTAATCCACCGCTTGCATAACTGACATTACTTTCTGCTGTTACACCACTTGCAATTCCCGTTTGCGTTGTGCCGTCAGCCCACTCAATAGACCATGTTCCGCTACTCACGTTAACACTTAACGCAACTCCATTGAAACCATCAAAAACAGCTTGAAGCAGGTATATTTCGTTATTGGAAGGTGTTGGCAACTCAAGCCAATCCGATGGCGGAACATAGCCACCCGATGGTGCTGGTGCAGCTGCACCGCCACTTGGTCTTGTTAGAATAGATGGCATAGCTTACTGATTGTAGATGATAACGCTTCCGCTTGACATGGTAATAGCCGTGATGGCATCGCCTGAAGGAACAACGATGTACGCCCCAGCCTTCAAGGTTGCGCCCGAAAGTCCAAAGGCGGCAAGGCTATCAACTCCATCCACTTCAAAGGTAGTGAACTCCGTATCTTCTTGTGCTATAATCGCGTAGCCTTTTAAACTCGTCAACGCTCCCGTTCCTGTGAGGAGTTTGCAGCCGCGTGTTCCTATTAGTTTCTGTGATTCAGTCATTTTAGTTTGGTATTTGACACTTGTTGTAGTCGTATGGTTGTGTTATAGATAAAACGCAAGAATGTCCGCTTACCTTGTCGTCAAATCGCTCGGTAAAAGGCTCAAGCGTTACACTCGTCTGAATGCTTAAGTCTGTGGTGTGAAGCTGCCGAAAGTACGCCACGAAGTCCAATAAAACTTGTATGGTGTCGCTCATAACTTCCTGTTCGTTTTCTTCTGCTGGAAGAACTCTGTCCATCGCTAAAAGTCGGATGTTGTAGGTCAATGTCCTTTCCGATAATACAACGCTCTCCTCGATAGCCCAAAGAACAAGGTAATCAAGCTCCTTTGGGTTGATTTCCCAAACGTCCCCCTGACCGTACTGCCTCACCTGCAGATGAGCTGCGGCTTGGTTCTCGATTAGGGTTAGTATTTCGTTGAGCGTGTACATATGCTTTTAGCTTCGCTTGATTTCGTCTACTTGCGTTTGTACTCATATTTGTCCTCTAAACTGATGAACTTCGGTCTACGTCCTAAGAACATTCCCGTTGTGTAGGTTCGTGTGTCAGGTTGGATAGTATCAAGACCATCGTCAGGGTTGGCGTAAGCTGGGTAATCCGATTCGTTTTCCAGCAAGAAAGTAACCAATCTTTCCGTGTACCATTCGGCTTTGTCCTTGTACCTCTTTGAGATGAAGTTGATTTCATCCAAAGAAGCGTTGGAACTGTTCTCGGAACTCTGTTGGTGTAGCCCCTTATTTAAGAACTTGTAGCTTATCGCGGTCGGTGCTTCTGCCTGAACCCAATAAAGTAAAGAAGGCTGAATGTAATCCTCCAAAAGTGTAAGGTTCGCAGCCGTTAACGTGGAGTTGGTTATCTGCGTCTTCAACTCATTGTAAAGAGTAGTCCCAATCTTGTGCTGGATATGGATATCCTGACACATCAAAACCACAGGTCGCAAGTACTTGAAGTCGATATTCTCATGGAGCAAAGTGTTGTCCTTGAGGAATGTTTCCGATATAAAGAGAACGTTAGCCATTACTTCTTAATTCGCATAAGTTTCTGTTCCCAGTAGTGGCGGCAATGGTACGATTTACCCCAAAAGCCACCGCCTCGCATCCATACGTTTCTGTTAGCTGAGACTCCTATGTCTTGGATTTCAGTTAGTGTCCAAGTTCTGTTCTCCTTGTCAACCAATTCTATCAGTTTCCTACAAAACTCTCGTGTGGTTGGAATGATGTCAGCTCCAGCAACACCCGGTCTTTTCGCGTAAACGTAACGAATAACGAACTCCTCCTCTACTGGTGGTATCTCTTCAAGCAACCGCTCACCTTCTTTGGTTACTTCTACGGCTCTTTGCGTAGAATCAAGCACCTCGTCTATTGCTATCTTAATTGCGTTCGCTTCGTTCAGTCTTTGAAGCCCAGCCATTACCCTCTCAATGGATAGTTGTAGCTGTTCTGCAATCGCAAGGAATGGAGTAGCTGGATTCTCTTTAAGTATGTTCAGGATAGCCGTGTCAAGTGGGTCGATTTCAGCGAACCAATACTTTCGGTTAAGTTCCTCGTGCAATCTTGCGGAGGTTTCGCTTTCAAAGTTCAGAGCCTTGCCATTTCCGACTGGTTCGTAGTCTGTCGAGCCGCAGTTCTTGAAGTACTCAATAAGGATAGCGTCCTCGTCTTGCTTCTCAAATACCGCTCGCATCTCTGCCGCCACGTTCTCAGGAATGACCTCGCCCGTAATGGTAGACCTCGCAATCTCAGGGCTGAATCCGTACAACTCAACAAGTACAGCAATAGCGGAGTTTTCAGCAATAAGCCCTTCCTTAACCTGCTGAAGTAACGTAATGATTCCAGTAACACCACCGACAGAGCCTTTAAGTGCAGCCTGAGCGTCTTTTGTTTTACTGTCAACCGTAGAATCTTCCTCAGTTTGAACAACTTGCAGCCCTACCTTCTCGCGGATTTCCGCCTCTGTCATTACTGATGTAACGGTAGACTCTGAGAATTGTACAGAAATTGGTTCGGTGTCTTGAATAAACAACCTGTTCGAAAGTCCTTGCAATGCTGCCAGCTCATTGAACACCCTTTCGATAAACTGCTGCCTTCCGTTTACGTATGTGTTTTGAAATAACTCAAAGCTGTCCACCAATTGGTTTCTGCTCGTGAAGATTCCGTCCTCTTTGATTCCAAATAGAGCTGGGTCGGTTACTTGATGACCCGCGTAGATTTCCCTTTGAACTGTCTTGTTTAGAATGTCGAAACGCTTGTCATCATCGTTACCGTTTAGGCGTTGTATGTCTATTCCTCTTTCTCGCGAATCGGCAAAGTTTAAAACAAACGAACCAGCGTTATCTGTCCCCGTAAACTTGTCCTTTATTTGTCGTTCGATTTCCTCTTGCTCCTCAAGCGTAGGCGTGCCATTGTGAAATGATATGATGCTTGACGCAACAAAGTTATTACGAACCGCAGAAATATGATAGTTCTGGATTTCGATATCGAGGTCAATGTAACCCGTTGACCCAAGATAGGTCGGCAATGGGTAGTATTTGCAGTCAGGTGAGTAGCCTTTTACATAAAGTAGCTGTTTACCGCTTGGATTCTTCCAATTGAAAGCGTCAATCTCCTCAACTACTGGGTTGTGTTTCTTCCAATCTTCGGAGTAGTAGTATTTCGTACCATCCTCGTTTGACCGATAACGTGCAAAATCAGCATGGTAGATAGCCGCTATCTTGTCGTTCAGTTGGTTGTAAACGATTTCTAAAGCGAAGCCGTTATAAAGCTCATAATCAAGTGCAACCTTCTCAAGGATGTCGTTAAGGCTCTCGTATTGATTAGGCTCGTTTATGAACTGCTGAAGCCTTGCAAGCCCCATAGTGTCCAACCCGTCTTTATCAACAGCCCAACCCTGACCGACAACATAGTCCTTTTTGGAGTTAATTATAGCGTGATGCTTCGCGCTTCTACGGTAAAGGTTCAGAAGGTACTCAGGATATCGGTTTTTATATTCTCCCTCGTCTCCGAATAGAATCCAATCCTTGCCCCTCGCCTCCTTGAAGGTCGGTACTTTATGCGCTCCGAAGTTTAAGATTTTAAGAGCCATAGACTACATAGTTTGAGTTGCCGCCTGAGTAGGTGGTTACTGGTGTTGTTATTCCCGTTACTTTGACAATACCGCTTTCGAGTTCGGTCAATCCAGTTGGGTCTAAATTGGTCGCGGATGAGTTAGCGTAAACGAAGTATCGCCATTGTCCCTCTGTTGGAAGTTCTACCTCTGCGTTCAAGTTGTTCGGGCTTGTCTGTTCTGTGATGGTGAACTTGTTAAAGCGCTCAGGATAAAGACTTGAATCCGTAGCAATGCAGTACTCCACCGCCTCCGTGTTGTCACTTTGGAACTTGAAGAGGTAGTAAGCAGCCGTTCCCTTTTCAGTAAGGGTCAATGCTATCTCGTTTGCGCTATTTCGTTCGATGTTTATCAAACTGCAAGCACTACGTATTCGATGTCGCAGTCTGCTGTGTCAGCTTGTGCGCTGATGTTGTCAATGTCCACAAATGCACTGAATGCTCCAGCACCTGTGTCTGCATCCATTGAGCCAGTCGATAGCATAAAGGTGGCGCCAGCATCAACTTTCACATCTGCGGTTTCTGCTCCGCTCTTTTTGAATCTTACACGAATGAAGTTAGTGTTATCCAAATTAGTGATACGGATGTACTTAACAGATGAACGTACAAACTTGCCCTGTCCGTTGTTGGTGTTCAGTTCGATAAGGTCTATCTCATTAGCCGAGTCAACGGTCATAACTCTACGGTCAGCCTCTGCGATATTGTTAATCGTGCGAGTATGAGTGCCGCCTCTATCCACTCCTCCGAGTGTTAGACTTTCAACTATTTGAACCGTTGCGGTTGCTGGTGTTACGGTCGATGCCATGCTTGTTTTTATTTAAATAGCAAAAAGACGAAATTGTGCCAAACAAAAACGCCCCAACCGAAGTCAGGGCATTTTCAACAGAACAATGAAAAAAGAGAAAGTGAAGATACGAATTAGTTTGTAATCGCGGTAACGTCTGCGGCATCAATTGAAAGCATTTGCTCTGCTTCCATTCCGCTGAACGTCAAGCTGTAACCTGAAAGGTCAGCGAAAGCCGTACCCGTTGCCGAAGTTCCAGCATTCAACTCAAGACCGTTTTGATAACCAACAACCCAGTAAGAACCATCGTTAGTCTCAACGATAGCAACCAAACGCTGCTGTGCAAGAACCTTGATTTCGTTACGCTTGTTTACGTCCAATTTTGAAAGCACTACAACCACCTCAGGAGTGAAGTAAACTGTTCCGTTCTGACTGTTTCCGTTGATGGTTTCGGTCAGGGATGAAGTTTCCTTCAACTGCTCGTACTTGTAAAAGGTAGGCGTTCCTGTAATTGAAGTAACCGCGCCAGCAGATACAACAGGTGTTAATGCAATGTAATCATCAAGGTTCGCAAATCTAACGCTCTTCACTCCGCCTACGGCATCGCGGCAATCAAGGTCGAAACCCGTAGTTAGTGCGCATCCAGTATATGCCATGTTTTTAGTTTTTAGAGTGAAGGGGCGACCCGAAAGCCGCCCCGTTTAGATTAAAGAATTACAGCAGAAATTTGGTCAGGGTACGCAACCTGTACACCAAGTGTAAGGTCAACAGCTACCTTGTACTTTCTGTCGTCTTTTGAGTACCAAGCCTCGATTCTTGAAGCATCTTCTTCCAAGTCAACGCCCAAGAACATATTGCTTGTTCTCATGCAGTACACATCATTAGTTCCAGTCAAACCGTTAACTGCGATTACTTCGATGTTAGTACCGGGAAGAACCATTGTAAGGTCAGCGAATGAACTGTTAGCGTTCTGAAGTTGACCACCACCTGAAGTAACAATTCCAAGACCGCTTTGAAGACCAACAGCTAACGAACGGAAAGCATCGTAACCAACGAATATCTTAGCGTCTGCCTTGTCAACGATAGCAGCAGCAGCAGCTTCGTAAACTCTTTGCACCGCCTCAATCATATTGTTAGCAGTCAAAGCAGTAGCAAGTGGAGTTCCCGAACCGAATGAAGCTGTGTTAGCATCAATGTAAGAACCACCTCCGATAACGTCAATAAGACCATCAAAGAACTGAAGGTTACCTGATACCAATGTTGAATCAGACTGCCATATCATTACTTCCAACTCCGACTGAATTTTCTCCACAAGGTAAGCACCGAACTGCTCCTCAAAAGGAATAGACTCGTAATGCGCCCCACTTGGAAGCTGTGAACGTAGGTAGTACCCCTCCAAAGTCTTTGGACAGAACTCCATGTTCAATTTCAATTTCGCTGGGTCAATCTCGCGCTGAGTGAAAGTGATGTCTCCCGAAGCGTTGAAAGCACAACCGCTACCATCTTGGAAGTTTACATCAACATCCATTAGGTTGATTTTGGTAGCACCTTTTACGCCTACTTGCTTCTCCATTAAAGAAGCTGTACGGCTTCCAGTTACTGCTTTGGTGATGAGCGGAAAGTTTTGCTCCTCAATGTAGGCTGTTAAGCCCGATACATCAAATGCCATTTTATTAAGTGTTTATAGGTTTATTTCTTGGTTATTGCTCGCATCTTCTCAACCATCTCGGTGTAGTCGATGCCTTTGTTAAATGGGTTGGCTACCTTCTTTGAAGGCTCTTCTTTCGGAGTAGCTGCCATTTTTTCAACGATGTCGGTAATCAGACCAACAGCTTTCTCAATGTCGCTTACCTTCTCAGTCTTTGCAAACTTGGCAACCTCTGACTGAATTAGAGTAGCTACAGAATCCATGATGTCCAACTTGAACGCCTCAGGGTCAAATGCAGCAACTTCCTCGGCAGCCATTTCTTCCTCTTTCTCCTCGCCAGCTTCCTCTTCTACTTCAGGCTCAAGAATCTCAACGATAACACCGCCTTCAGTTCTTACGATTTCACCGCTTTCAAGTTCGTGCTCTCCGTCTGGAGCTGGTACTACTTCGGCATCCTCACCGACAACGGCAACAGACGCGCCTATTTCCAAAGCTGGTTCTACTCTTACGATAGTACCATCAACAAGTTTAGCATCAACGAAAGCCTCTTCGGTTGTCTCGCTGAAAAGTAGTTTCTTGATTTCGGGCAATTTAGACCCTACAAGTTCTGAAATGTTCATGCGTGTTTTTTTAGTAAATAGCAATTGTTAAAAGGTGTGCCACTTGGCTATGCTCGTAGTGCCTTCTCCACCTCTTCGATTATCATTTTGTCCACATCCATTTGTCGGCTCTCGCTGAACACACCCTCGACTGAAAAGCCTTT